ATGAACTACCACTACACTAAAGATGTAGTGGTTTCTAGGTCTTTCAACCCGTCTTTTTTAACGTTTCACAAACAAGATGCTTCTTAGGTTTCATCGAAATGAAACGGTCGTCCACAGAGCCGGCCTCCACGTTCAATAACCGACATTCCATCGGCCATTTTTTTATATTTTTTGCTGCGTTTTCATCACGATCATGTTTTTCACCACAAACCGGACAAATCCATTCACGAACATCAAGAGTTAATTCTTTATATATGTAACCACATGAACTACAAGTCTTTGATGATGGATAGAAACGTGGAATTTGAACTACGTTTTTCCCTTTCCTTTCTGATTTGTAATTGATCATTCGTATGAATTCACTCCATGACACATCCTGTATTGATTGTGCCAGTTTATGGTTTTTAATCATTCCCTTGACGTTTAAATCTTCAAGACATATTGTATCGTACTGATTGGTTATCTCGGTAGATAGTTTATGTAAGAAGTCTTGACGTTGGTTGGTGATATGTTCATGATGCAAACCAATTCTTTGTTTTGTTTTATTATACCTATTACTTTTTATATTTTGTTTTGATAATTTCCTTTGTAGAATTTTCAGAAAATCCAATTTGTTTTTAAAAAAATTGGAATTACTGATTTTTCTACCATCGGAAAAAACCAAAAAATTTTTAATACCCAAATCTATTCCAATGGTTGTTTCCGGATTTATAGGTTTCTTTTCTGGTATCATTTCACCGGTTTCACATAAAATACTTACATGATACTTTCCGGTGACAGTTTTTGAAATAGTTGCACTTTTGATTGTTCCTTTATATTTCCTATCAACTACCATTTTAATTCCTGATTTGAATTTAGGGATGAACAGTTCATTACCTGAAATCACGACTGACTGTGGAACAGAAAAAGAGTTTTTATGTGATTTCTTTTTGAATTTTGGAAAACAATGTTTCGTCTGGAAAAATTTTTTATAAGCATTATCCAAATTTAATAATGATGATTGTAGTGATTGACTGTTCACTTCCTTCAACCATGAACAATCTTCTTTCAAATCTACCACTTGTTTCTGTAAATCAAATCTGGATAAATTTATTTTATTTCCTTTGTAAGCGTTCATTTTTGTTTCTAAAGCTAGATTATATATGAAACGGACGGAACCAAAATGTTTTTCCAACAATTCTTTCTGATCATTATCCGGATATAAACGATATTTAAAAGCCTTTAACATTTAGAATATTCTGACTATCAACATTTTATTTTGAATTTCAGATAATTCTATATATTAAATAATTAAAGTCCTTTTTCTCCATTTTCATCAAAATTCATCTACGACACTAAAGATGTCGTAGATTTCTTTTGAGATTCATTTTAAAAATAAAATATTGTTGAAATTACAATATTCTTTAATTTTATTAATTAGTTTCAAATCAAAATCTTCTGAATACCATTCTGGTTTAATAATTAAAATTTCTTTTATATATTTATTGATATTTTTTATATCACCAATTAAAAATTCTTCATCAAATCTATCTTCATCAAAATTTTTAGATATTGGTTGATCACCAAAAACATTTCTTTTTTTGGGATTTCTATCTCTATATTTATTTATAATGACCCGTCAAATGAATTTGACAAAAAATGATATTTTTAAATTAATATATACATTTAACTAGAAATAGTTTTAAATAGTTCTTTGATGTAATGATTATATGGTTCTAGATTAACAACTTATTAATCTAGGTAAAATCATAAAAAAGTAGTCAGCGAAAACCAAGCATTAATGACTTTAATTTTAACATCGTTAAAACGATGCTGCTATGCCTACCCTTGAAAGACAGGATGTGCCAATGCAAAAACAATAAACAACATTATCGGTTTTTTTAAGACCGATCGTCAGGAACTGACGATTACGAACGTGGAGCAAAAATAAGACCACTTGTGGCATAAGCTATGAAGCGTTTAAAAAGAAGGATCATTTTTGATCCCGAAACTACTACATCTTTAGTGTAGTAGTAGTTCATAATCATCTGTTATATTTATTCGTCTATGAATAATTTCGCCATCTAAAGGTATAATTTTGTAATTATTATTTAATTTTTCTTGATCTAATGTTAATCTAATATATGAATAATTAATTTTTAATTTTTTATTTCTTGATAATGAATTACCATAAATCTCTTTATTGTTTATAGTATGTTTGAATTTAGCATATAAAGTATTATCATTTATAATTTCAATCATTTTATTTGTACTAACCCAATGATATAAATTAAAATTTTTAGATTCATTAATAAATTTTTCGAATGTTTTCATCTTATAAAACCTTCAAATTTAAACATCGGAAATTCAGCTTTACCATCAATCATTGTACACGGTCTTTCAACTTGGTCTTGAGCTTGTACTGATGTTTCTATTAAAAATGTCGGATTGTTTGGACTCTTTGTTAAGTATCTAACAACCATATAATTACCCAACTCTCTTGATCCACCACTTTCTTTTGTGAATACTCTAACTCTATGATTTCTAATACCTCTAACACCAACAATTGCAATATAATTGTTTTCAGATTTTGTTAATATCGATTTCAAAACTGTTATTTCTATTTTATCAATATCTTTCTTTTCGAAACCTTCGAATGGTTTTTTCAAATCCAAAGATCTGTTAAGGTTAAGAGCTTGTAATTTTTTATCTTGTCTTTCTACAACTTGTTCAATTTTACCTTCATTTAATAATGATTGTTGATTTCTTCTAATTGTAGAAAAATCAGCTTGACAAATCATTCTTTCTGTCATAACTCTATCATTCAAACGATAACCAGCAGGTGCCATACGATAAAAATTCCCAGTAAACATAATAGATAAAATATTTACCGTTTTCATTAATCTCCATTCGTCATTAACTTCTTTTTTCTTATGAACAGACCAACCTTCGACATGAAAGGTTCTAAGAAGTTTATTTTTTGTGTTTGCATTAATACCAAGTGCCATTGGGTATATTGTTCTGATACGACCACCACGCCATTTATCTTTATCACCCCTATAACTAATTGTTAACGCCATTCCATACTGAATCGCTTTAATTAACAATGGTTCCAATTTATTTTCCATTTGTGGTGTAAATTTCAATAGTTTGTTAATAGGAAACCCCGGAACCAAATCATCATTAAGTTGTGCTTCTGTAATTATATTTCTTTCATTTAATGTCCAATTATACTTAGGTATAAAAGCAACATCTGTCATGTTGTTGTATGAATCGTACGGGTTGGTATATGGGTTGGTCATTTTTCTTTATTTCTTTATATAATCAATACCTTTTTGAAAAATTTTATCTTTCGTGGTATCATCTTTAGCGTTGTTTAACACTTGATAATTGGTATCAGTCCATCTTGTATCATAGGCTTTTAGACCCAGAAATTCATCCCACTTTCTATAAGCTATTTGAGCATTTGTTTTAAATTCTTCCCAATTTTCAATTTCTAATTTTTCACCATTTTTACTATCTGTACAAATTCCCTTTGATTTTTCACCAGTGAAATTATTTATAACTATGAAATCTTTCTTTCCATAATCTCTTCCGTATTCTTTATACATTCTATAATCTAATCTTGACCAATTGATTTCAGTATCACCATAATACCAACCATCAATGTTAAAAATAACATAAGGTATTGATATTAAACTTCCATCTCTTGTTAAACTATTTTCTGTTTTACGTGGAATCCAATTATTAGAATTTTCATTACAAAAATTTTGAAATTTTTTCATTTTCATAGTAAAAATTATTTATTCGTATATATTAATTTATTTTTTAGACTTTTCAATTATCATATCTTTTAAAATTAACATTATGAACATCGCGTCAATTAAATCATCAAAAGGTTTCGGAATATTTTTGTAACTTAATAATTCGTCTTTATTATCTTTTAAAAATTGATTTAATTTAACATCTACATTTAAATCAATGATTGCTTTTAACATATCATGTTTTTGAAATTTTGTTCCTGTTATATCGTCTGGACTCTTATTTATTTTCTTGATTATTTTCTTAACACCTTTTTTATTAGTGGTTTCGGTAATTGTTGAACCATAAACCATTTCACAAGTTTTACTTTTAACTGTTAATGGTGATAGGATGACCATTTCAACAAGATTTGGTATTCCTTCATATAATTTCTTACGAATTAATGTTGATAGGGTAACAATATCTATAATAGAATTAGTATTTTTTCCGAAATTATAACCTTCTATTGATATGTAAGTTTTTTGTGTTTTATCAATATTTCCCAATACTTTATTAAATATAATATCTGAAACTTTATCAAATTCTCTTAATTTTATAATTTCTTTTTCACTATAACTTTTAATACTTTCATGAGTATAAGTAATGAACTCGAAATCTATATTATCCAATACTTTCTTTATCCACACATAACTTTTTTTTGTGGTTGTAAAATTAAAAAGTATTATTTCTTCATTCCTCATTATAGATATACCAGTAGAATTCTTACTTATATCAATACCAACTATATTCATCTTGAATTTTTTATTTTTATATATAGAAAGAAACTGGTTCCATCATTATGACAATAGAAAATTATAAATCATTATTAGAAGTGATACCTGATATGATTGCCAGAATTGATTCAGATGGACATATAATAGATATAAAACCGGGTGAAGGTATATTTTCTGAACATGGACAATCTTTAATTTATATAAATTCTAAAATTGAAGATCTCCCATTTGGTGATAATGTTATTAAAGAGTTTAAAAGTATTATAAAAGAAGTTATAAAAACCGGAGAATCAATAGAATATTCATATTCCATAAAATTCAAAAATAGTGATAGACATTATTATTCTAGGACGGTTAAAAATAATGATAATGAAGTTGTTGTTATTGTAAGAGATATTACTAATGAAACAAATACAAGAAGAAATCTTTTAAATTCAAAAGAATTTGCGGAAAACCTTTTAAATACCGCGAATGTCATGATTGTTGGACTTGATAAAAATGGAAATGTAAATATATTCAATAATGCAGCTGAAAAATTAACTAGTTATAGTAAAAATGAAATTATTGGTAAAAATTGGTTTACAGAAACTAATATTTTACCAAAAGATGAACTCGATAAAGTTAAAAAGGTATTTGGTGTTTTATTAACTGATGCAAAGTCAAGTAATGAATTTGAAAATTCTATAATAACCAAACATGGTGAAATTAAATATATTTTATGGCAAAATAATGAAGTTATAGAAAATAATGAAGTTATAGGAATAATATCATTTGGATTAGATATTACGGAACGTAAAATACATGAATATGAACTACTTAAACAAAAAGAAAGAGCTGAAAAATCAGAACAAATGAAAATAGCCTTTTTAGCTAATATGAGTCACGATTTAAGAACACCAATAAACAGTATTATAGGATTTTCTGAATTATTAAAAGATAATGGTGTTACAAAAGAACAAAGATTGGAATATTTAGATATAATAATGAAAAATGGTGATATTTTGACAAATCTTATAAACGATATTATTGACATATCAAAAATAGATTCAGAGATGATGAAAGTACAAAAATCTGAAATAGATTTAAACAAATTTTTTCAAGATCTCAAGATTCAATATTCTAAACAAATGAAAAAAACAACATCAAAAATTAAATTAAATATTGATATTGATATAAATAGTAACGTTTTTATTCTTGCTGATAAATATAGATTAAAACAGATAATGATGAATTTAATCGGAAATGCTATTAAATTTACCAAAAAAGGATATATAAAATTTGGATATAAAATGTTATGTAATAACAAATTACAGATATATGTCAAAGATACTGGTTGTGGAATTTCCGAAGAGAATAAACCAAGATTGTTTGATAGATTTATCCAAATAAGTCAACCGGGAATAAGCAAAAATAATAGAGGTTATGGTTTAGGATTAGCTATTTCAAAATCTCTTGTAAGTTTGATGGGTTTTGGGGATATAAAATTAGAATCTGAAATTGGTGTCGGAAGTCGTTTTTATTTTGAAACCGGTTTTATATTTAAGGATGATACTGAAATTCAAATATTTGAAGAATCTGAAGAGGAACAAAAATTTGATTTCACAGATCTCAAAATACTTATTGTTGAAGATAATATAGAAATAAACAAAGTATTAAAATTACATATGATGTCTGTCAATGCTAAAGTTTTTACAAGTTTTAGATTGGGTGTAATGGATATAATAAAAAGTAAAAAAATTGATGTGGTTTTATTGGATTTGGGATTATCTGATATAAGTGGTTATGATATATTGAAAGATATAAAGGATTATAATAAAGATATAAAGGTTATTATTCAATCAGCATATACGGTATCCGAATATAGGAGTAAAGCATTCGAAATGGGAGCGGATGATTTTATATTTAAACCATTTAATAAAACCCAATTATTGAAAACTATTAAGAAACAAATTTAAACCAAAACCATTATATTTAATATATAATACAAAATAAAGTATAAAAGATGGATGAATTAGCAAATTTCAAAAGAGTTCAAATAAACAATTATTTTTCAAGTCTTTATGAATTAAACGAAGATACCGTTGATATCAATCAGATTAAAAGAGATTTACAATTGGTAATTGGTGAAATACCGGGTGTTGACTTAAATTACGAAACAGAAAAGTTAATTACCGAAGATGGTGGTGACGAAGTTAAAATTGAAAAATTAAATTCAATCACAGTTTACTATTCTTATGATGTAAATATGGGTGTTGATGAAAATGGCAAACCAATTATCATTCCTCGTTTTGATAAGGTATCATATATAATTTAACCTTATTTCTTTTTATATGCTCTAAAATAATCACAATACATACTCATTGGTACATCATCTGGATTTGGTCCATATTCTTTATCATAAGTATAGTTAAAAGTTATCAATGATAACATATTTCTACTTGGAATATGTTTATCCAATTTATAAACAGCAATATTATCAATATACCATACTACTTTATCTTCTGTCCACTCACAAGCATAAATATGATAATCTTTTGATAAGAAATCTTTTTGACAGAATTTCAATCTTCTACCTTTCATTTCTATTGGTGTTTGAGCTTGTAAAGCAATTATGAAATCGGTTTTTTGTTGTTCCCAAGGTTCTTGTTGAAGATATTTACAAGTATCATCAAAATCTGTTGCAACATAACCATATACTTGATATATTTGATCATATATTTTTTGAATTTCTTTTGCATTTTTCCAAGTATTTCTCCAATGTAAAGTCATTGTGAAATAAGAACTATCACTTCCCATTAATTCAAAAACATCAATTTCCGGTGGCCAACTATCAGAAGAACTTAACCAGAAAGCTGGCCAATATTTAAGTCCACCCGGTGCTAACTTTTCTCTTGTTTCAAAATAACCGTATTTGGTATTAAAGAAATTCCAAGTATAAAGACCACCGGATTTAACAAGTGGTTCATCTGGTACATTATTTAAATCTGATGTTAGTACAGCGTCACTTCCGGATTGTGTAACTTGTTCTTGTTTAAAAATCACCATATCTCTTTCACATCCCCATTCTTCACACCATCTCCAAGTATTCCAATCAATAGGTTGTTCAAATTCGTCAGCATAAACCATTGTATATCCTAATTTATCAGGTGAATTATTGTGTTCTTTTTTGAAATAATTTGTAAACCAAGATTTAAAATAAAAACGAACATAGTACCATCCGTTGGTTAACCATGTTCCAAAACTCATATTGTAAAATAAATTACACATAATATTATGGATTATTTTTTCTGAAAGTATAATGATAATTATCATCTTTATCCTTTATATTAATAAAAGATGGGTCATCGTCTCTTGAAACACTTTTACCTATAATTTCATATTCGTATTTACCTCCACTATTTTTAATCTTTTCAACTACAGATTTTTTCCAATAATATCCTTTTTCTGTTGTTGAATTGTAATTTGGTTTACCAGTTGTAACAACAACACCCTGATCAAGTAACATAAATAACAATTTTGTTGCAATCCCTTTTTCATCGGTGTGCGATTCAATTTTTCTAATAGATACATTATTTTTATCATCACTATCATTTGACATTCCAGTTATAGCCTTCCCTTCTTTATATAAAATCCAAGAATCATGACCTTCGGAATAACCTTCCCATGGCCATTTTTCGTATTTTAATTCATATTCACCGTTTACAAATTGTTCGTAAGTTTTCATAAAATTTATATATTAATTTTTTTATTCCAATAGATATTCGTAATTTTGTATTCTAATCAAATCATCAAAAACAAAACATTATGGCAAATTATTTTTATGTTAAGACTTGTTACGAAAAAGCAGATGGTAACAGGAAAAAGGATAAGAAAATTCGTGTTCGTGTTCTGGGTGGTCAGAAATTATACGGAAGTTCACTTGATGTAACATTAAACATCTCTTGTTCACACAGTATCAGGGAAGATCATCCCATTGGTACTATTTTCTGTTGTACTGAAATGACAGAAAGGGAATCTACAAATGGTGTTAAATTCTACAAAGTTCCCAACAACAAACTTCATCCGATGGAAGAAGAAGGTAAGATTATCTGTTCAAGTGATCGAATGGTAAAGGATTACGAAGATGCTCTTCCCTATATGATTAATGAAGAAAGAAGGCTTAAACTTGATTGGATTCTTTCGGATGATGATTTACCTCTTTTTGGGGAATAATTAAAAATTCAAAGTGAAAATACCCTATTTCGGTGGGGTATTTCACTATGCAATTTTGTTTAAACTTTTATCTTATGAATTGGTATATTAAGAAAAAAGTTAATTTTCATGGTTTCCTTAAATCTCATAATTGATGGTAATTACCTGTTACAGAAGAACATACAAATCCTATTCAAAAATAAAATCTTATACTCTGAACTATACAATGTATTGGAAAGAGATTTTAACGTTTTAACCCGCCTATTCAACTTTAAAGACACTTTCTTTATTTCTGATAGTCATTCCAACTGGAGAAAAGAATACTTCCCAGAACTCAAGGGAACAAGAAAAAAGGATGATTTAATTGATTGGAAGTTCGTTTACGAAGAATACAAAAAATTAAAAACTTTGGTTGATAGTAAAAAAACTGTTAATCTATGTGAAGTTGACCAAATGGAAGGTGATGATCTTATCGCTTTTGTTACCGATAAACTAAATAAAAAAGGTGAATCTGTATTCATTGTATCTTGTGATAGTGATATTTATCAAAAAATATATTTTGATGGATTGGATTACAAGTTTATGAATATGATGTATAATTATAAATTCAACGATGAAAGAGTTTATCTACCGGAACAATACAAACGTTATATCAATTATGTTGATCAACACAATGATGAAGATGATATTTTTCAATCAAATACTGATACTGAATTTTTAGAATTTTTCGATAGATTCTTACATGGTAAGAAGATTGTTGATATAAATAGTGAATTCGAACTTTTCAAGAAAATAATGGGTCATGGTAAAGATAATATTAAATCAATCTTTATGCAGGGAAATAGGGGAATTGGTGAAACTGGAATCGAAACAGTTTATGGTCTTTTCAAATCAACTTATCCCGGTACAATAGATTTTGACGATCCAATTTTTGAAACTAATCTTTTGGATATAATAAAGTTTCATAAAAGAATAAAAGATGATAGTTACGATGATTCTATGAAAGAAAGATTGAAGAGAAATTTGAAAATAGTGAAGTTGGATGAGAAATCTTGTCCTCAGAAATTATATGAAAACATGAATACTTTAATAAAAATTTAATATATATTCAAAAACAATAAATTTTAATGAAGAAAATATTACTATTAATTATCATCTTAATTTTCGGTTTTATACAACCGACAAAATCAGAATCAACAGTGCCATATACTTATGTAAAATTTTTCGATTGTGAAAAATGGTTGTCAATTGATACCAATGATTGTAACATATCTATTTATTATATGATTAGTTCTGGTAAAATTGATATTTCTGTAAAATCGAATGATTTAAATATAAAGGGTGATTATAAAATATATTTGTTTGACATCTTTGGTAGGAAAATTATAGAAAATGATATAAAAAACCCGGTAACATTTAGTAAAAATATATCACCGGGTTTCTATTATATAAAAGTAGCTAGTAATTCTAACGTTTACAACAGAGTCATTAACGTGGATTAACTTTACTATCCAACATTTTCTCTTTGAATTTTCCAAGGACGATTTCGAGACTACTTGTGATATTTCCCATAATTTCTTTTTCCATTTTGGCTCTTTCTCTTGAAACAGCATCTTCGAACATTTCAATCATTTTTTTGGCAGTTCTTTGTGGAAGATCAATATCATATTTGTATTCGTGGTTAACGATAACGATAATTCCCGGACCATCCAATGTTGATTCCAACATAATAAATGTCCTGACTTCATTGTTTGTAACATATTCCTTACTAACAATATACATTTTTTCCGATGTCAATGCCTTTTTGTTATTAAGGTAAAGAATATTGTTATCATCTTTTAAAGCGATTTTGAAGATGTCCAATGCAAGTTGTTGTTTGGGATTTAGAACATCTAATGGTTCAAGTTTTCTCCAAGTTTTTCGTTTCCAACTTCTGAAGTGGACTTTTAAACGTAATATCCAATTATTTCTCATGGTTTATGGTTTTAATGTTTCGACAAAGGTATGAATACTTATCGGATAAAAAAAATATTATATAGCTTTCTTTGGTGACAATATAACCCACAATCTGTTACCATCTAATTTTGGCATGTTTTCTACCTTACCTAATTCTTTTAGATTGTCTATAAATTTGAGAAGTAGAAGTTCCCCTTGTGATTTGAAATTGATTTCACGACCAGCAAAAAAGATGAAAACTTTAACTTTATCACCATCTTTTAAGAAGTTAATAGCGTGATTCAATTTGAAATTGAAATCGTGATCACCCGTATTATATGTCATACGGATTTCTTTTAATTTACATTTCTTATTGTTTTTCTGATTTTCTTTCTCTTTTTGTTTCTTTTCGTATAAAAACTTGTTGTAATCCATTAGTTTACAAACGGATTGATCACCGTTTTTAGATATTTCAATTAAATCTAAACCCTTTTCTCTGGATAATAATATAGCATCCCTTAAAGGGGTTACATAAGATGGTGTTCCATCGGTAAAAACAAGTCTAATAGTTTGAGAATTAATCTGATTGTTTATTCTTTCTGTCTTTTCGTTGTTTCTGTTGTTCATTGAAAAATTGTTTTTATATCCCATTTTTAGATTCCTCGGGATTAACAAATGTATAAATAAATTTCTTCATAAAAAAATTATTGGAGTTCAAGACTGTAGTTGTATAATTTGTTTGTATCTTCAATTGCTATTCTTTTTAACTCTTTTTTTTGATCTTCATTTAAATTGAAATCTTTGGAAATTTCTTCTATGAAGTTCTTTAAAACTACAGATATTTTTTGTTCTTGTTGTTCTGACATAATACTAATTTTTATTTTTTTAAATTATCAATATGTATTCCAAATCATTGCCTAAAAATACTAAAAAAGCCTATAAAAAATCAAATTTATATATTAAATAAAAAAAACCGTTTTTTGAAAACTGATTCATATAATATATATGACAAAACACCGGAAAGTTTAATAAAATTCAGTCTTATCGACACTTTTATAAAATTTTTCAATGTTGAAATATTTATCAAATGTTTCCACAATATCATCATATGTTATTGAATCAATGGTATTTTCAATAAGCCAATTTTGTGGTAAAATAAATTTATCTTCATTATCTTGTAGATTAATATTTGATTTTAGATTATTTATCTTAATGAAGTTTTTTATGGTATTAAACTTTTCTTTGTTCAAATAACTTCTGTCATTAAAAACGTTTACCACAGTTTCGTGTAATTTTTCTATATTATAATCATTCGTTTCTGTTGATATTAAAACGATTCCTGTATTTTGAAGTCTATCTATTCTACAATTGATATAATATGTTAAATTTTCTTTTTCCCTTAAATTCTTATATAATGGTGATTTTAAGCCACCAGATAATAGATAGTTGATAAATATTATTTTATCAAAATCATCATTAACAACCGGTGAAATATAGATCACAGATGATTTATTTTTAGATGAAATTGGACTTTCTAAAGTATACGCATTATTATTTGGTATATAATTAAATCCCTTAATTATATCATTACCACCAAATTTAATATCTGTTTCATGTTGATATTTTTTCGATATGTATATTATCTTATAAGGATTATTGTAATAATTGTGATAATGTGAATAACATTTATCCAAAGTAATATTTTCAATGTCGGATCTTCTTCCTATTGAGTTGTAATTATTAAATAATTTTCTGTATAAATTTAAATAGTGGTTTTTATTATAACGGTTAAATAAATCAGTATATTCATCCAATACAATCTTTTTTTCTGATTGTAAACTTTGTTCCGTTACATCAAAATTAGATACAATATTATAAAATTCGTCTTTAAATTTGAAAACATAATCATCTAATCCTCTGATATAAAAAACTATATTGTTTGGAGTTGTATAAGCATTCCAGATTATTCCATTATTCTCTAATTTTTCTACAAATTCATCTTTTAGATTTTTACATATTAAATGTTCTATTAGATGTGATAAACCATAAGTGCCGTCTGTTTCATTTGCAACTACATTATTGTATACTATATAAAATCCAGACAGTTCGTTCTGATTTAAGACATTTTCTATCATGATAAATTCTCATTTTTTATAGTTCTTTTGTTAGGGTACAATTTCACTTTTTTATATATTAAATTTTGAAATGATTTTTATCGTTAGTTCGTCAAAATACAACGTTCATTTATAAAAATGAATTTTTAAAAAGAGAGTACACTATTTTAATATATAACAGAAAACTAATCAAATAATCTGAATGGAAGATTTATGGAATCTCAAATATGATTGGGTTCTGACAGGTACAACTTGGACGAGAATTGAAAGATTGGACACATATTGGAGTGGGGTCACTTACGTTCCTGATAATTATTTTAAATATAAAAAATGTTTATCTGGTATTACTTATCAATATGTAAATACTTTAACTGATATTTATAATAAAAACTCAATGGTTGGGAAAACATGGTGTATTTACGACATGTACAACGAATTTGATATTATAAATAATTTTATGGTAAATATGGATACCGTTGATGTTTGTAGTACATCCAATTTAGATTTGACACAAAGGTTTTATAAAATAGATAATGTCAATTTAAAAACAAATCATAAAATTTTACTTGTAAATCAAAATGATAAAACTCAAAATGATTTATATAAGGTTGATCAAAGAGGTTTTTTAATCAGATCATCACAACTCGCTGATAGTGGAAATACATTTAGATACAAAGGTTATGTTAAATTGGGTGATAATAAACACAATCAATATCATCTAAAAAATAGTGGTGATTATTTCCCAATATCTGGGACTTTAGCTGAATATATGTTGGGTCATACCTATATAATCAAACATTTCTTTAGTTATGATATTAATGCTGTAACACCTGTTCCAAAATTAATTTTTACAGATTATGATGTTGCAAGACACATAAACCCAGAAAATTATTCATTGTATACCGGTTTCACAATTCCATCAACAAGTGTTGCCAAAATTAAATATCATGATAATCAGGTTTATACTATTAATGTTGGTAGTGATTTAATTTATAATGGTTCATCAATTTCAGATACAACCATATATACCGGAATTACAGTAATGCCCGGTGGTATAAAGGAAACATTTTTGATAGTTACAGATGGTTCTTTTTATTCTTCAACAACAGATGGAGATTATTTAAAAATAGAATTAACCAATTCTAATATTAATCTTGTTTATTATACATATGCAATTAAAGATAATACAACATCACCAACTTTAATATTAAAGGATCCAATTCCATCAAATGTTCTACATGATTATTATATAAGTGGTGGAACTTATACAATAACAAATTTGCAATTTACTTCAAATTTAAATGATACATTATTAGATTCATATTATTCGAAATATTTCGAAATATCTGGTGGAACGGAATTAATTCCTAAATATTATAAATATAATCATTATTTTGATTATGATGGATTACAATTTTCTTTTGATGGTGGTACAACATATATAGGTTTTAATACATCAAATTATTATATCAAATATAAACTATATGAACATTTAAAAGATATCAATTCTGTTTTTAATAGTTCTTATTCATTTCCAAATTATCCAAATTCTAGTTTAGTAAACTTTACAACCGGTTTTACAGTTCTTGTTACAGATACACAAAGTTCAGAATATTATAATAGTTATCCAAAAGGAACATATATTAAAATAACACCAACGAATCCATCGGATATTTATTTTTTCAAAAAGAATACTTTTGTAAATTTAAATGGAACATATAAAACTCTAATTGTTGATTATGTTCAAAACGAATATTTTACTATTGAAACATATAAATCTAATTCCGGTTTAACAATAACAAATATAGATACAATTTATACTTTAACTGGAATTTCTGATCTTTTATATTCGGTGTATAAGAACGATGAAAATAGTTGGTATAGAGTAAGGCCTGACAATATAAGAAAAGAAATTTGTAATTCATATTCTAGAATAATAGAAAACGATCCAAATATTACAAAATATACAACGGCATTATTAACACAAGATGATAAAAATAAATTCATTCTTGAATTATATAATCCTGAAAACTTATATAATAATGGTAATAATATTACATTTACCTATGATCCAGATTTGATTTATAAACCAATAGAATTAATAGAAATTGGAATAGATAAACACACAAAAATTCCAATTCCTATATTAAACGAAAATTTACAATTAACATATGATTTATTAACTGGTGTGACAAGTGGTTCGACAACCGGAAGTACATCTTATGATTCATTTAAATTCTTAACAAAAATGACAAATGGGAATTTTTTAATGAATATAATTAGTTCAAATTTAACAACCTTAACAATTGATTGGGGTGATGGTACATCTTTAGAAACAGTAAGTTTTAATGGTGTTCGTACCGGAATTACACACCTTTATATGGCTGATCAATTTTTAACTATTACATTTTCGGGTGATTTACAATACATATATTATGTTTTCGCTGCCAATAATGTTATTTTTAAAGTTGATGTTTCAAAACTTAAAAATTTAATTACTCTAAATTTGAATGACAACATGTTATCTGAAATAGATATTAATGGATTAATTTACCTCAATGATTTACATTTGAAAAATAATAGTTTGGAAACATCATTAAGTGTTAATAATGTGGATGTATTATTTAATATTTTAGATACAAATGGTAAAATAAATGGTGATATTGATACAAGTGGCACGGGTAATTCGTCTGTTACAAATTCTTCATTAACAGCTAGAACCAATTTAATTAGTAAAGGTTGGACACTAGCTTATAATTAAAAAATAATTTAATACTGTGGCTTTTAAAGTTAACATAATCAATATAGAAAATAACGTTAATAACATATTATTAACAGATGATCTAACAATAGAAATATTAAAGGTTAGATACAACTGGATATTAAATGCTAGTATTAAAAATGTTGTTTTGGGAATGGATGATTATGGTTTAGTATGGTATATGGGTGAATGGATTTGTGGTGAATGGGAAGATGGAACATGGTATGGTGGTATTTTCCATGATGGTATTTGGAAAAATGGTCGTTGGTATTCATATTTATTAGATAAACCAATGATATTAACCAAACGATTTGTTGTTATAGAAGAAGATAAAAAATATTCTCAGTTTTTAAACGGTAAATGGTATAATGGTCAATGGTATAATGGTATATTTGGAAATGATGATGTAAATATATCAGGAAAAACATCAGGTGAAACGTTAAGTGAAAATATTGGTTGTCCATATTGGTATAATGGAAATTGGTATAACGGTTTATTTAAAAATTCTGTATGGAAAAATGGAATTTTCTACAATGGAAGTTTTAAAAATTCTTATTGGTTAAATGGAAAATTTTATAATGGTACATTTGATAATTATCAATGGTGGAATGGTAATTTTTATGGTGGGGATTTTTGGAGAGGTATTTGGAGTGGTGGAACATTTAATCAAATAGATACAAATATAAAAGCTAGATTTGGAACATATAGTGGAACAACATATGATGGTACTTTATCAACATGGGTAAATGGTGCATTCGAAAAAGGTGAATTTATGTCAGGATTATATAAAGAAGTTAGTGGAAATACTATACCAAGTCTTTGTCATCATACGGCACATTGGCAAAATGGTGTATTCAACAATGGTACTTGGTGGGGTGGTCATTTTGAAAAAGGTTTATTTAATTATGGTGATTGGTATGGTGGTGTTTTTAATACAAGTATTGATAATAGTTATACCCAATTCACCACTTGGAAAAATGGTAATTGGTATGGTGGTTTATGGTTAAATGGAACATTTAAATCCGGATTTTTTTATGATGGTATGTGGTTAAATGGTATTTTTGAAAATGGTTATTTAGTTAGTTTATTCACTGGAAATATGCCAAATTCTGTTCCAAGTGTTTTACCAGCACCACCAACACCACCGACATATACATTAGCAACTGTTACAACAGATTCTATATCGAACATATCTAACAATTCCGGTGTTACAACGAACAAGTTATGGTAGTGTATTGACATTTACTACATCAGTATCAACTGGATTGCCAACAGTTGTAACTCTTCCATTATTACCAGATACAGTTAATCCAACTTTAACAGCTAAAATAACATCAGATGGTGGAAGTTCAATAACAGCTTATGGTTTTTATTTATCTTTAAATCCAAACCCATTAATAGGTGGAAATTATAATAATTTGGGTACATATTCTGGATCATTCCCACCCGATCTTGGTTTTATTACTGTTGCTTCTACTCTTTTACCATTATCAACCACTGCAACTAAATACTATTTAGCTTATACTACAAATAGTAATGGAACATCCTATGGTAATATTTTAACTTATTAAAACAATATACAGAAATTAATATATAATAGTTAATAATCCTAATTATTAATTAAAAAAATAAAAACTCATTTATGAATCCCTCCTCTTTGAGGTTCAAAAACATTGAGTCTACTATCATTAATATTTTAAATGATCATTACGAAAAATGTTTAAAAGTTCAATTATCAAAAAAACCAGATAATATATCTAGTTTGATTAATTATTTGAAACAAAACGGTTGGTGTAATTACAAATTTAATGGTTATAGTATGAAAAATCATGTTAATGAACAAGATGTCGTGGTAATTTTAAATTATATACCACCAACACTTAATTTTTCCTGAAATTTTTAAATGATATATAGTAAAAAATAAAAATTACTACTATATGTTGAAAGATGAATGTTATTATATCTTCATGGAAGATGATGATGATAAATTCGTTATTAAAATAACCAATAAAATTGGTTGGATAATAGAATCTATTGATGGAAATGTCCCTTACGATCTAGAAATGACAAAGTATGATAAAGAATATGTTATAGACGATATTTTAGAGGAACTCCGTAACGAATATAACTATGTTCAAGAAATAAATTTTTCGGAAGTTGATGATTATATGGGATGATTTAAAATCTTTTGGTAATCAACTCTTTTGTAGGGATACTTACCATAATTTTTTTCAATCCATTCATTAACCTTTATTGCTTCATCTTCTGTAATATTAACAAAAATAGTTTCATCAGTTGACATAACTCTACCGAATGATTCATTTCTACCAACTTCAGCAACTCTATATCCAATTCTATCTGGAACATAATTACCATTTTCATCATGTCCCCAATGTTTTTGAATACCAACAATTTCATAAATAGTACCCATCCAAGCTATTAACCCCAATGTTTGTCTATCTCCTTTTTTTCCAATTTTATATCTAACAAATCTACCAATATTTCTTTCTAGTTCGTGATCATCAACAGCGAGTGGAATTACATCTCTCACAACAGATTTGGCTGTTAAATATTTATTTTGATGTTTTTTTATTTCTTCTTCTACATCAATATTTTTATCACTATAACTTTTTAATAATCTTGTTTCATATTCAGATAAAGATTTAATTCCAAATTCGGATATTTTATCAAGGATATCATTTAACATATCGGTTGATATGGTTTTCTTAAATGATTCAAATGTTTTAAGTTTCATGTTTTTATATATTAAAAAGAAAAAAAGAAAAAATACACTTTTTTGACTTAATATATAGTCAAGTATAATGTACAATTTTTTCAAAAAGTAAAAGATTGCTAAAAAATAAGTGAAAAAGATATGAAAAATTTAAAAATGGAATTGTTCAATTTCAAACAAAAATTAGTTTTTGAACAAGAGGAAATTTCTTCAATTGTTGAAAGTTTTCTTCTAAATTATGATATGTTTTCAGAAAAAGAATTACAAAAAGCTTTAACTGAAAGATTATTACCTTACACCTATGATACTGATGTTAAAGGTCTATTAGAAACTGTTGATCAAGAATTACAGGCTTATAGTTTAATGTATGAATTAAAGGATCTTTACAAAAGATTAGAAAAAAACAATTTAGGTGAATTATATCGTCATCCGTTGAGTGTTATACTTGAAATAACCCAATTAGCAGACGATCAATCAAGATTAGAAGCAATCTTAAATGAATTAAAAATTTACGAATGGGTACCAGAAATTAAGAAATTTATTTGGGGTTTAACAAAGAGTCCATTAGATAAACAAAATATGGTAAGTCCGGGTAAAGCTGAAAAAATTTATACTATTGTTGAAAAATTAGAAAATGGTCATTTGGCTTTTATGGCAGATAGATGGTTCTTAATTGATGATAAAGGTATTAAACAAGTTTTAATGGAAGATTACGTTAAGGAAGAAGATAGAGTAAGAGAATTGAGAATTATGGAACAGGCTTTAACTCTTGGTGAAGTTACAAAGGATAAATTTTCAATTAGAATTGATGAAAATATCGTTTTAAGTTTATCAACAAAGAATGATAAGAATTTGTATATCAATGAAGAAAAATTAGATCCAGAAACAACTCTTGAAAGTATTTTCTCGTCACCTATTATTCCTTGGTTAAAGAAAGATTATTTTATGATTACTAATACCGTTAAGGAAAATATTGATAAAATTTTGGAATTGGATATTGCTTTAAGAATTCACAATATTTTACAACCTACTTTGGAATGTTATGTATTTAACTATCAAGATAAAATGTATTTGTATAGTAAAGATGCTAGAACCGGAAGTGGATTTTATGAATATGAATCTGTAACCGAACTTATAAATGATATTCGTAAAGATTTAGATTTTGATGTTACTCATTTCTTTGAAAATAAATTATCAAAAGAATTAAAGAAAATCAAGACTTTAGAAGATAAAGAAAAAGTTATTGAAAGTAAGATTAAAGATGCTACAAACGCTATAGATGAATTAAAATATGAAAATGAATTATTGGAATCTGATAGTAATTTGAAATTATTATTCAACAATTTATTAACTCATAGACAAAATTTATATGTTGAATTGAATCAACTTAAAGACGAAAAGACACAGTTTAAGAAATCTTTAGTACGTTAATTATCAGGAATTTAGTTTAAACCATCGACTAGGAAACTGGTCGGTGGTTTTTTTATAAAAATTTTTTTATGTCAAAAATTATCATTAACTTAATATATTTTTCTTTTTTGTAAACTTTTTTTATATATTTATATATAACAATCATTCAAAACATTAGCTTTTAAGGCCTTTTTAAAAAATAGCATTAATTTCATTCAAGTCCTAACAGTCCCATAATTTTTTACCACCAAAAAATAAGGACCAAAATATGGCAAAAACACCATTTTATTTAGATGATGATGAATTTTATTATGAGATAGTATTATCAAAGGGCAAAGGCTTTCTAACAAAAAAAGCCGAAGGTATGTTGGTTAAAATAGCCAACAATTTTATCAAAAGGAAGTCAGATCATTATAAAACTGATGATGATAAAAATGATTGTGTTCAAACTGGATTATTGTTCATGTTTCAAAATTGGAATAATTTTAACGACAAAAAATATAAAACAGCAATGCCTTACTTTTCCGAAATCTTTAAAAGAGGAATCGCACAGGGGTATAATGAATTGAGAAATAAAAAGTCAAATCAAGATGCTGTTATTATGATTAGTTTAGATTCTTGTAATGATGGGGATGGATTCTTTAATATATAAAAGAAAAACATTAAAATTATGGGAAATAATAGAGTACCTAATAAATCAGGAAAGTACAAGCAAGGTCGTTATATTTGTCAAAATCCAGATAAATACTTAGGTGATTTAGAAAGAATTTTTTATCGTTCTTCTTGGGAACAAAAATTGTATTATTATCTAGATGTAAACAAAAGAGTTGTCAGATGGAGTGCTGAAAATATTGCTGTTCCATATGAAATAAATGAAAATGGAAATTGGAGTACACATAAATATTATCCTGATGCTTATTGTGAAATATTGAAATCAGATAACACCACACAAAGGGTTGTATTGGAAATTAAACCTTATAGTGAATGGAGTTCTGATAAAAATGAAGGATTACAACCACCAAAAGAACCAAAGAATAAAACAGCAAAATCTTTAAGAAATTACGAATATGCATTAAGGACATTTCACAAAAATATTATTAAATGGCAAGCTGCTAAGAATTTTTGTGAAAGAAGAGGAATGGAATTTTTCGTAATGACAGAACAATTCTTTCAAGCTGATAATAAAATAAAATTGTTTTAATTATGTTGACATTTAAAGATGAATGTTATGCTTTATTGGGTGAATACGGTGGAAATTGGAAAACTTGTATATATGATTCAACCGATATTATTTTTAATTTAAAGGATAACAATAATCATGAATTAATGTCAACAAAACCAAATAAATTAATTACAGGTAAATTTTATTTGATGAAATATGAATACATCAAAGATAAATATTTTGAAGAAAAGTATATGGAACAAAAAAATGTACCATCTTTAAAAATTTGGTGTCCTGTTTTTGTTTTGGGTTTCAAAGAATCCGATAAGGTTGTTCAAAGATATATGAAAAATAAAAAACTAATTATGTATGCAATAAATCTTGATTATTTACCATACAGATACAGAATTTTATTTTTTGATATGGTTTTTAATATGAATTTTGACAGAATTGAAAAAAACAAAGATTTACATTTTGTAAAAAAAGATAATGTTTTAAATGAATGGCCTTTGAAAGTATCTGCACTAAAATTATACAATTTATTAAAGAATAACGGTGGATTTGAATATAGTTTGACAGCTTATGATCCAGATAAAATAGATAAATTTACTTATGGAATGCCTGAATTATATTCTATATCTACAACGATTGCACAAAGATTGATGTTTTTAGATTGTAAATTGGTTAATAAGAAAAATATCATTGAAACATTGAAAGAATCTGAAACAACTCAAGAAAGGGAAAAATTAAAATCAATTTTAGAAGCATTGGAAAAGATTTTAAATACTTTGGATCAAGAAGAAAAGGGATTATATAAAAAATTAAGACAACTAGAAAATTACTTTGAAATTGTTTAAAACTTTTTTGTCTTTATAAAATAATATATAGATCAACATAAAACAATGATTATGAAAAAATAAATTAATATTTTGGCAAGTTACAAAGGTGATTATTCAGGTCAAAGTCAATCAAATCCGACAGTATTTAATAGAGTTCTAAGAGGTCTATCTAATGTTTTCGGTGGATTAGATTACAATGATATGAAAATAAAAAACGCTTATGCGTTAGGTGTTCACGAAGAAACAAGTGATGTTGCGTTTCATCCACAGAGTACAAATATGTATGACTTGTTTACAAAGAAAACAATAGCTCGTTTTCTGGACAAGAAATCAATTGCATATTTAGATAGAACCTATTTAGATAAACGTAAAATTTTAAGACAATATTCTATTAAAGATGAGATAAAAGATTTCATTATTCAAATATGTGATGAATGTATTATATATGATGAAAATAACAAATTCTGTTATGTAAAAGATTTACCAGAAACATTTGATCACACAATTCGTCAAAAATATCAAGAAACATTCAGTAGAATTATGAATGAATTTAATTTTATTGATGGTGTAGTTGCTTGGAATTATTTAAGAACCTTATTGATTGATGGTTATATCGCTTTTGAAATTATTTATGATGATAGACAAAAAAATATTATCGATTTAGCTCCTTTGGATCCTTTGACACTTGTTGTTGCTACTGATCCGATGTCGAATACAATGGTTTGGATTCAGTTCCCTGATAATCCACAACTTCGTAGGGTTTTATTGGATTCTCAAATTATTTATATATCATATTCTAATAACAATGAATATGGTGATACTAGTTATATTGAAAGTCTTATTAGACCATATAACCAATTAAAAATGTTAGAACAAGCGAAATTATTATACAATATTAATCAAGCTTCTCTTTATAAAAAATTCATTATACCTGTTGATGGTTTATCCAGACAACAAGCGGAACAACAAATTTACGAGTTGATGAGTGATTACCATGAAGATGTTCAATGGGATGAACATCTTGGATTGGTTCAAATGAATGGTAGTACAAATATACCACATAGTAAAGATTTCTGGTTTCCATCATCGGGTGGAATGGCACCTCAATTTGATATAGTTAGACCAGAACAAAATAACTTAGCGGAAGATGTTACTCTTCAATGGTTTTATAAAAACTTTAAAAGAGCAAGTAAAATTCCATTCCAACGTCACGAAGAAGAAACAGGTGGTGGAACATTATATGATAGTACAACTCAAATAACAAGAGATGAAATAAAATTCAAAAATTACATTACAAGAATTCGTACTATATTTAAAGAAATTTTAACGAAACCATTAAGAATTCAAATGATTTTGGATTTCCCAGAATTAAAGAAAGATGTTGTTTTCGCTAATTCAATGAGATTGTTATTTAATTCTGATGTATTATTCGAAGAATGGAAATATTTAGCGAATCTAGATAAAAGAGCTCAAATTGCTGCTGGTTTATCAAGTAATTTAGTTGATATGGAAGGAAAACCATTCTTAGCGGTTGAATTTTTGGCCAGACGTATTATGAAATTTACAGATGCTGATATTGAAGAGAATGAAAAATATAAAATGATTGAAAGAAAGAAAGCATTACAAAATGCAGGATTACCAACACCGGAAGGTGGTGGTCCTCCGGGTGGTGGACCTCCGGGTGGTGGCGGTGGTTCCCCAATGGGAGGGGGTGGGGGTGGACCTCAACCCGGTCCCGGACCAGAAATGGGTGGTGCACAAGGTGGTGCTCCACCGGAAGGTGGTGGACCACAAGGTGGACCAACTGGTGGACCACAAGGAGCTCCAGCTGGTGGACCACAAGGTGGTGGACCACAAGGTGGTGCACCTCCACAAGGAGGGGGTGGTCAGACACCTACAATATAATAAAAAAAGGGAATCAAATGATTCCCTTTTTTAATTCCTTTATAGTTTCATTGAAAATATCATAATTTTTATCTATTATAAATATAAAATTATAACCTTGTTCTATACATGTTTTTTGTTTGATTAAATTTTTTTCAAAATGTTTTTCATACCAAATAGTAGATTTTATTTCTACAATCATATTAAAATATGGTAAGTAAAAATCAGAATAATATTTCATTTTTTTATCATCCATTTCATATAATATAGTTTTACCATTCATAATAGTGAAATTGCCAAAATATTTATCCAAAAAATCCTTTTCATATGTTCCTTGATAATATAATGGTGTATTTTTATAATTTATTATTTTAAATGAATTTTTTATCATTTTTTTATATATTTCTTCATTTTGTAATACATGTTCCACTTTATATTTTTTCAAAAATGTTTGTTTTGTTTTTTCTTTTGTTGATTCTATTTGAGACACATGTTCTACACCATATTTTTTTAAACAAGTTTCTTTTATTTTTTTTGATTTTTTATTTTGTAAATCAACATTGTTTAATTTCAATGATATTTTATCTTTAACAATTTTATTTTGACTTGGTTTTTTAGTTCCATATTTTTTTAAACTGGTTTCTATTGATTTATCTTTAATATCTTCATTAGATAATCCCCAATCACAACCAAATTTTTTTCTATTTGTTTTTATTTTTTTCATTTGTAATTCATTTGATTGTGAAGCATTTTCTACACCATATATTTCTATCATAGATTTTTTCATTTTATTTAAAATTTCTATTCTTTGAGATGGATATTTTTTACCATAATTTTTCAAATTGGTTTCTTCTAATTTGAATTGAGAACATTTTCTACAATAATATTGACCAAATTCATTTCCATATCGGATGTATACTCTATATTGTATATCTTTTTCTTTTCCACAATTATCACATTTACATTTTATTATCGAATGTGATCCTTTTTTTATGTTATTGATTTCAACATTTATTTCATCACCAACACCTATATTTTTATAACCCAATTTTTCATAATATTTCATATTACTTGGGTGTATTATTACAATTATCGATTTTGTTAATATCATATATGGTTTTTTATTTTATGATATATATAAAATATTTAAAGTCAAAAACAGTAAAAATACCTTTTGTTAGAAAAAAGTTGATTTTCAATGCTAATATATAAAAAGAAAAACATTGAAACTCCATCTATGAAAAAAAATGTAATGATTATTGATAATACATTAGGTGGGTTGGAAAAAATCAATGAAGTTGTAACTCATAAAGGTAATACCCTATATATCATGAAGGGCATTTTCACGGAATTTTTAATCCGCAATCGTAATGAAAGAATATACACTCCAGAGAAATTTTTACCCCATTTAAGTGAATTATTAGAGAGAAAAAACTTACTGAAAGTAGTCTATGGAGAGTTTGACCATCCTGATGTATTTGATACGAGTTTAAGTCGTATTTCACACACTATTCAAAACGCTTGGTATGTAAA